AGACGCTTGGTGGTGACTCTGATTGGGAACGGTTCAATTTCCGATGCCCACACAGGCTCTATCCCTGCAAGCAGTCCGCCCAAAGGAAAACCCCCAGAGCCGTCAAACAGGCTTCCGAGGGTAAGTGTTTTATTCTGCATGGCTGACCTCCTCATAGCTGTGGGTCTTGCCGTCACGAAGAACTGATACCTTTTCGGCTGTTCCCACAAGTTCGATATAGCGGTTCACGATGACATCGCAGAACTTTTCATCGAGTTCAATGGTCGCACAGCTTCTGTCAGTCTGTTCACAGGCAATGAGTGTGGAACCGCTACCGCCGAATGGATCAAGCACAAGCGTATTGCTCATGGTGCTGTTCGTGATGGGATAGCAAAGGAGCGGGATCGGCTTCATAGTCGGATGTTCACCGTTCTTCTTGCTCTTCTCAAACTCCCAGATGGTGGTCTGCTTGCGGTCGGAGTACCATTGATGCTTTCCGTTTTTCTTCCAACCGAACAGGCACGGTTCGTGCTGCCACTGATACGGACTTCTTCCGAGAACCAGGCTCGGTTTCTTCCAGATGCAGCACCCGGAAAGATAAAAGCCTGCGGCATCAAATGCTTTGCGGAAATTCAAGCCTTCCGTGTCGGCATGGAACACATAGATGGACGCATCGTCCGCCATGACCTTTTCCATACAAGAAAAGGCATCGAAGAGAAAGTCGAAGAACTTCTCCGATGCCATGTTGTCATTCTTGATTTTTCCGGCGGTGCCTTCGTAGTTCACATTGTACGGAGGGTCGGTCAGAACGAGATTTGCTTTGCGGCCTTCCATGAGAACTTCGTAGGTTTCCGGCTTCGTGGAATCACCGCAGACGAGCCTGTGCCTTCCGAGCTTCCACACATCTCCGGCTTTGCTGAAGGTCGGCTTCTTCAGTTCCTCATCGACATCAAAGTCATCGTCCTTGGCATCGTTTCCGTCATCGAAAAGCTTACTGAGTTCCTTTTCGTCAAAGCCTGTGAGCGCAAGGTCGAAAGCGTCCGCCTGTAGGGACTCGATTTCGATGCGGAGCATTTCCTCATCCCATCCGGCATCCATCGCCATGCGGTTATCCGCAATGATGTATGCTTTCTTTTGCGCTTCGGTGAGGTGGTCTGCATAAACGCATGGCACTTCGCTGATGCCTTCCTCACGGGCAGCAAGAACACGACCGTGACCGGCGATGATGCCGAAGTCACGGTCAATGATGACGGGGTTGATGAAGCCGAACTCTCGAAGCGAAGAACGAAGCTTATTTATCTGTGCCGGGGAATGCGTTCTTGCATTGTTTGCGTAAGGGACGAGCTTATCGATGTCCACCAGTTCAAATTTTGTGGTAGTGACCATCATATAAGCCCCCATTCCGCAAACTTCTCAAAGCCGCCAACCGAGCCGATATACTCACGGGCATTCTCCACGATTTCGGAATATGGTCTGCCGTCAATGGTATCGTCACCGATGGCACAGCAAAGCTGCACAGGCTTACCCGTTTCCTGTGCTTTGAGGAAACAGTAGATATTGATAGAAACATCCGCCTTTGAAAGGTCCTTGCCGTGCAGACCGCCGCCTGTGACGGAGTCTGCCATATCGCTTCCGAGTTTTCGGTTCGTGGCTCCGGTATCGACATCAGTGCCGCCCGTCCAGTCACCGAGAGGATTGACCTCGGCTCCGTAGTAGACATCTGCAATGCGATCTGAGTCAGCATTGCTCTGGCAGATGATGAGCCTTTCGCCGTCAAGGATGTACTTGCCGTCAAAGGGATACGCGGAGAAGATATCTCTTGCAATCTCCGACAGCTTTTTCTGTTCGTCTGTCACCGGCATTCCTTTGAAGATGCCGTTATCTCCGCAGCGGAAACCGTTCTTCTGATTTTCGGAAAGATGACCGTCCTGCGGAGTTTCCTTGTAATCTACCATGAGATTTCCGGCAATGCGCTGTACGGCTCTGCCGACATCTGCCGGGTCAAGACTTACGGAGGTTTCCGAAATGATGTGACATACACCGTGTCCGATAAGCACCTCAACGGCAATCTTCGGATCGGCTTCTTTTGCGTATGCCAGGTCAACAACGGCACCCGCGATACGGTCCGCCACCTTGTCCGGGTGGCACGGACTTACTTTTTCAAACATAACTATATGCCCTTTCTCTGATGGAGTATTTTTTCCAGATCATCGTTGGGATTTGCTCCTGTGTAGTCAACGGAGCAGTTCTCCTTGACGGTCTGCATAATGGCATCCCACTGTCGGGCTGCCTGGTTCATGTAGTTGATTCCGATGTTGATGAACGGTGAAGTGATGGGTTTGTTTGTAGTCGGATGCCTGGAAAGGAATCCGAGTTCATTCGTCATCTCTTCGCATTGCAGCCATCTCGCACGGCACATAGCATATTGCTCAATGACCTCCGGCGCGATGTAAGCTGTGGCACCGAGTTTGTCAAGCCAGTTCCAGACCCGCTCATATATCTCGGCGGCTTTTAAGGTGGTGCCGTCCTTTTGCGTGGCGGACAGTATCTTGTCAGGCTTCGGCATCTCGCTGCCTTCGACATTTGGGATGTCCAGGACGGTGAGCCTTCTGCCTCCGGGGTTGCCGCTGTCGGCTTTCTCCTTTACGGCTTTCGGTTTCCGTCCGGCGCCCGGTCTTTTACCGCCACGGCCGCCTGTATTATTCGATTTTGTCGGCAAATTCTCACCGCCTTTCTCTGTGATTTTTCCCTGGGACCTAAATTACCCTTTTGAATACGCCGTTTTTTAACACGTGACCCCAGGCCGTTGCCCGGGACCTTGATGCGTAGAGATTTGACCGCCCTTACCGGTCACCGATATCGTGGTGAATCTTCGTGTGGCAAGACTGGCAGAGGGACATTAGATTACTTCTGTCGTGCGTACCGCCTTGACTGATCGGAAGGATGTGGTGAACCTCCTGGACGGGAGTGAGTCTGCCTTCCTTAAGACACATCTCGCAGAGGGGATGCTCCTTTGCGTAGCGGTCACGGATTCGTTTCCACGCTCTGCCGTAGGTCTTGTTGACATCCGGGGAGCGTTCATATTTATCGTATTTCTGCCGTGCCTCTTTGCGGTGCTGCTCACAGTACTGTCCGTCTGTGAGGTTGGGACAACCGGGATATGAACACGGGCGTTTCGGTCTTGTTGGCATTTTTCTCATCTCCTTTGGGCATAAGAAAAGCCCCACGGGTTATCCCGTGAGGCTGCGTCCTATGCTGTTTTCCACGATACCATTATAACAGCACCGCACAGGAATTATAGTGATTTCAACTGCACTCTTTGCACTCGGACGCTTTTTCTTCGAGAATCTTATCCACGGCGGCAAGAGCGCGGCCGTGCATGGTATATGTCCATCGAAGGCTGTAGTTCATCTCACGGGCGAGGTCTTCCCATTCTTTGAAGCAAAGGTAGCGGAGTTCCAGAAGGTTTCTGTAGTCCTCGTTCTCCACGCTGCGGATGACCTCCGTGATCTCCGCCTTGATGTCAACGAGCCTGTCGATCTCGGCATTGATGACTTCTTCAAGGTCAACGATCTTCGTAACAACATCTGCAAGGCGGGATGTGGACGGACTCGGATTCCTCGGCATACCCGTCAGCGTTCCCGTGGCTTTGGTGGCGAGATTGTTTAAGGAATCGACCTGTTGAATCTTCCAGTCTATCTTTTTGTCCAGGCGGTATGCCTGAGAGAGAAATTCTTTAGCTGTCATTTAGGATATCTCCTTTCGCAAGTTTATGATTAAGACTTCTGGGTCAAGCTTTGTAAGGCTTCCGAACCAGGCGGAGCGGAAGAAACGTTCAACTTCTGCCTTATCCCGCTCATCGCCGCTTCGCCAGTCCTTTACTGCTTGGAGGACAATTGCGTTGGCGAGTTCCTCATAGGCGGTCATTTACGCACCTCCAGGTTCGCCTTGACCGCATTGATGAGATCGCTTTGCACTTTTTCTTTACGCTTAAGGGCGGCCATGACGTCCTCGTCAATGGTGTCCTTACAGATGATGTGGTGAAGGACAACGGTTTCCTTCTGACCTTGACGCCACAGCCTTGCGTTCGTCTGCTGATACAGTTCAAGGCTCCATGTAAGACCGAACCATATGAGGGTGCTGCCGCCTGCTTGTAGGTTCAAACCGTGACCCGCCGATGCCGGATGGATCAGCATCACGGGGACTTCGCCGCTATTCCATCTTTTGATGGAGTCCGGCTTGTCGAGCCTTGCATATGGAATGTGAAGGCTTTTAAGTCTTGTTTCAATCTGCTCAAGGTCGTGTTTGAACCAGTAGGCCACAAGGACGGGTTTTCCGTTTGCGCCTTCGATGAGGTCTTCCAGGGCATCAAGCTTTCTGTCATGGATGTGGTGCGAGAAGCCTTCCTCATCGTAGACAGCACCGTTTGCCATCTGAAGAAGCTTGCCGGAGAGGACTGCCGCATTTGCGGCATCGATCACATCATCCTTCAGCTTTGCGACCATATCCTTACGCAAGTCATCGTAGACAGACTGCTCGGAAGAACTCATATACACGGGGACTTCGTTGATAATGCACTCCGGCATATCGAGGTAATCCACGCTATTCATGGAGATGGTGATGTCGGAAATCTTTTCGTATATCTGCTTCTCCGCATCCGGCAGCGGTTTATAGCTGAACACCATCTGTGCATTACGCTTGTCCGGCTCAAAGTACGAAAGGCGATAGCGGGTTATGTACCTTCCGAGCCTTTTGCCGAAATCCAGGACTCTGAACTCCGCCCAAAGGTCCATAAGACCGTTGGAAGAAGGAGTACCGGTAAGACCTACGATTCTTTTGATGAATGGTCTTACTTTCAGAAGCGCCTTGAAGCGTTTTGCTCCGTAGGACTTGAAGGATGAAAGCTCATCGATGACCACCATATCGAAATCAAACGGAAGTCCGCTCTTGTTTATGAGCCAGTCCACATTCTCTCTGTTGATGATTGTGACCGTGGCATCTTTAAGGATCGCCGCTTTTCTTTCTGCCTCCGTTCCTACGGCAACGGCATAGTCGAGATTTTTAAGGTGATCCCATTTGGCAATCTCGGAAGGCCATGTATCTCTTGCCACACGAAGCGGTGCAATGACGAGGACTTTGCAGATGGCGTCTTCTGCTTTCAGCTTCGTGATCGCCGTCAGCGTGATGATGCTCTTGCCAAGACCCATCTCAAGGAAAACCGCCGCTATGGGATGGCTTATGATGAAGTCAGTCGCATAGGACTGATATTTATGAGGATTGTATTTCATCGAGGATTCCTCCTATCTGTTCTTCGGCATCCAGGCAGTAAGCTAAAAAGCCGAGCTGCTCAAGCTGCCTTTTTCTGCGTACTTGCAGGGGACGGGGTTTCAGCCCGGTAGTTTTAATTTCAACGAAGCCGATGTGACCTCCCGGTAATAACACGATGCGGTCCGGCACTCCGTCAAAACCGGGTGAAGTAAATTTGAGGGAGAGACCGCCCATGCTTTTTACTTTGGCTGTCAGCTTTCGTTCCAGTATCTTTTCATTCATGGTTTGCACTCCATCTTTTTAATTGCCGGAGACAGAGGAACGGACAACCTCAAAAATTTCTCTATACGCGCGTACATACATATGTGCGTGTGCCGTGTGTCCTTTTTCTTATCTTTACTTCTCAATAGAAGATAAGTTGTCCCTCTGTCCCAAGCACCAAGGAAAACTGCTTATTTACAAGCCTTCCGGCATTGGACAATGCTCGGACAGGCTTTCGGACAGCGTCTTATTCCGTCCTACTGTAGACGCGCTGGCGTCCGTAGATGGGAAGATACACCCTGTCCTTGTCCTTATCTCTGTCCCAACCATCGATCTTCTTGATGATTGCCGCGATGCCATAAGAGTCGGACGGCTTGATGGCGGACGGCTCCTTACCGAAGCACTCGCACCAGATCTCCAGATTGCATACGGAGGTTCTCTTCACGGTGCCTTTGTGGGTATCGCCACCGAACTCGCTGCCGGTGAGGAAGTTTCTTCTTTCAAACAGACTCATGCTGTCCCACTCGGCAGGAAGAAGCGTATCAAGGTAGTTACGGATGATGCCTTCACGGTCATCAGACTCCATTGCGGCAGCCTGCTCCGAGACAGCGGCGATGGCTTCTTCACCGCGAAGGTAGAGAACCTCTCCGGCTTTGTAGATTACAAGAGCCTCCGCCCAGATCTGCTGAACAGTCTCCCTGTCGATATCCCACGGATGCTTACTTCCTTCGCCTGTGATACGGACAGGCCAAAAGCGGCGGTTTCCGGTGATGTCACGAAGGAATCCGCTCTCTGCGTTAGTACTGCCCACGATGATGCTCTGCCTTGGATGGCTTTCCACATTGACACCGTAAGACGCACGATACTTATCGTCCGCACGGGAGATGAAGGACTTGACCGTTTCCACATCGGCTTTCTTCATGCCGTTAAGTTCGGACAGTTCCA